AAATATACAAAATAGTTAATCAACCAAATGAATTAGAAAAGAAAGAAAATTATTATACTCTTTGTTTAAATAATAATATTAAAACAAATATTATAGAAGAAAATTTATCAAAAATAAATATTCAATATATACAAGGTTTATTTGACGCAGAAGGTTGTATTTTTATAAATATTGAAAAATTTTATTTTCGTTTGTCTATTTCACAAAAAAATCATCCGAACATATTAGATTCTATAAAACAATTTCTAGGATTTGGAAAGGTTTATAATTATAATTTTATTATTTATAATAAAAATGATTGTTTGAAATTTACACAACTTATTAAAAATGGATTGATTGTTAAATATAAACAAGCGTGTGCATTTGAAACATTTTTAACAACGAATGATAAATCCATAAAAGAAGAAATGTATAAAATTTGTAATGAAGAAAAACATGAAATAGAATATTTTACAGAACTAAATAAACAAACCGAGGGAAAGGAAGGTTATTTAGATATGATACATTTAAGGGAATTAAAACAAAAAATAGGTAAAGAAATCATATTAAAACAAATTTACAAGGAAAAATCGGAAAAAATGAAAGGAAATGGGAATCATAACTTTGGAAAAAAATTATCAGAAGAAACTAAAAAAAAAATGTCTACTTCTATTCGAGATTCAAAAGGTGGGGTTACCGATGATATGATTATACAAGTTAGAAATATGGTTCAAGAAGAGAAAACAAATTGTGAAATAGCTTATTTGTTAAATTTACCAAAATATACAATTTCAAGAATTAAAAATGGTAATATTGTTTGTAGAAATGAAGATAAATTAGAAAAAAAATCATTTAGTCAAGAAGAAATTAATTTATCTAAAAGAAAAATTCGAATTGATGAAATATTATTTGTAATAGAAAAATGTATTGAAAATGTGAAACCTTCCATTATATTAACTATCTTAATTGATATTAGAAACAAAAATAATATAAAAAATACCTTAACGATTGATATTATTAAAAACATCAAACGAAATATTCAAAAAAATAAAATACCTTTTTATCCAAGTGAATTGTCTTATGAAAAATATAATGATTATAAAGAAAGAATTCAATTATATGCAAATGAATGCGACAAATGTATATGAAAAATGAAATCGGAACGTAGAGAGAAAAAAAGAGCAACCAAACGAGATATAACTGGGGAGGAAGTTATTTTTATTTTTGAAAAAATATTAGAAGGATGAAAAACGATACGTATATATAATACAATCATTCAACAAAATCCGGGTTCTAAAATTGATAAAAAAAAAGTGGAAGTCATTGCTACCGGACATTGTAAAGTATATGAAAGTGAATTATCTAAAGAAAGATATGAATATTATTTATCATTAAGAGAAAAAGTGAGAAATATCGGTACACATAATGTAGTTGTTTCTATATAAATAAAATATTACAGAAAGACATATCCATACTATGTAGAGGTTCATATAAAACATTTTTTACCTGAAAGATTAAATAAATTAGAAATAAAGATAAAGATAAAACGACTTATTCTATAAAATGCAAAAATTACCATATATTCCAAAATCATGTATAGGAAGTTAATGATTTTATCAATCATCTTTTAGATTTTTTGCTCTACTTTTTTCCAAAAAGTAGATGGAAAATTGATTTCAGAATTCAAAATAATGTTAAAACATTCAAATACTTTACCATTATTCAAAATGAACCCTAATACCAAGCAAAACCAACCAATTAAACAAAACAGATCCACTTATCTTGTCCCAATCCAGTTCCAGTTAATGACGAATACAAAATCAAAAACCTATCTTGTAAATACGAATTGGACCATCGAAGAATTTATCAAATTTATAAAATACCAACTTTACTTAGATTCCGATTATTACGGAATTGATATTGAAAAACAACAAGAAATCGATTTTGTTCCTTGTTTTTCAAAATCTTGTTTTGATCTGTCCTATTTTCATCCAATGAACCAATCTTATTGTTATAACGACTATGAAAAATATAATCCATTAAAACCTTCCTCTGAACTATTCAAATATTATTTTAATCACAACTATCCATCTTCGTTTAAACTATCTACCAAAATACAAAATATATATTATCCATATTATTAAGCAAATTGAATGTTCAAGGTTCGTAAATAGGTATGTAATCCAGCATCTTGAATAGGTAATACGTACGCATCCTCTTCCGTTTCATTATGATGTGAATGCCATAATCCTGGAGGAGTAATAAAAACCGTTCCTGTTTCCCAAAAACATTTTACGGGATTTTTTATTTTACCATCTTCATCTAATTCTTCTCCAATGAGTGTATAAATACCCCCTAAATTATTTTTTACAAAAATACAAAAATCCAAAGCCACCGAATTGTGACGATGAGGGCGTTGACTACAACCTGCTGGTAATACATTCAATAAGGACCATAAAGTATGAGTAATTGTTTTGGTAGATTTTTCAGTGGCTTCATTCCCTAGTAAAATACCTAGTCGATTAAGGTTCAGTCCTTCGTTTTCTCTCCGTATATCTGTTAAAGAACTCCATAATTTTTCTTTTGTAAAAAGGGTAATGTTAAATTTTGGCAAGGATGGAACTACTCCTAAATATTTTAATAAAGGTTCATCGGTTACCCAAAGAAGAACACTATCTTCAATGGCATTTTGTTTCATATCTCCTGTATCTAAATATGGAATGACAAATAAATCTCCTTCTTCCCAATCGATGGTTTGACGATTACCTTCTTTGCCATAAATCGTTGAAAATCCAGAACCTTTAATCACATAAAAAAGTTGAGAAGTTGCAACTGCCACCGTAGTTATTTTTTCTCTTTCTCGAATTTTAATAAAAGAACAAAGGAGGGAAGGGGTCGTTGCTTCATACTCCGTATCAATATAGGAATGATTATCAAAAGGAATAATTCTTGTTTCTTCATTTTTATACAAATCAGCGTCGTGAAAAAAAATAGGTACTTTTTTTAACAAGGGATTGGATGCACTTGTGTATTCGTAAATACGCACACTTTCAGTATTTTCAGTATTCTTTTTTAAAGACATTTGTACTTTTATAAATAATATATATTTTATAATCTGATTTTATTTTTATATTTTTATATCGACTTTTTTATTTGTATATTTTATTTGGATCATGGTTCGCGATTACTACATAATAAACGGTTCATATTAATTACTTCTGGTTTTTCGGTATCTTCTGAAAATAATTTTAGAATTTGTTCATCATCTCGAAATCGGATCGTATAATCTTGTTGAACATTACTTCTACCAATTCTCCCCATCGCTTGAATAATTTTCTCTTGGGTTAAATTCAAATCTTTACTTAAATAACCATGACAAAATTGATAATTTGTCCCATATATATAATCACTTGATGCAATAATGATATACAATTTTTGTTCATCCGCCATACGTTTCATAATCTCAATATATCTGCCATTTCTTTTTTCTCCTGTTTCAATTCCTTTTCCGTTTCCAGTCGCATTACTAAAAACCCCAATTCCCATCATTAATAAAATTTTCCAATTATCTTCCACACCATTTAACAACATGATTTCATTCACGATATCTTCCTCAATATGACTAGTAAATGCATTTTTCACATTTATTTCTTCTGCCCATTTTTTCAGATGATGTAGTTTATTTGGAACAAAGGTATCATTTAAAGATACTGTACGTATCATACTTTTTAATGAATATATTTGTTCTTTCATCTGGTTCAATTTATTCACTCCTCCACTAGTAGAAGAGTTCGTATGGTTGTTATTATTTGTAGTACTGTCTTTACTAGATTCGCGGCTTTCCTTCTTTAATTTATGACCGTCTTTGGAAGATAAGGAAGAAGTAGAATTTCCCTTCTCGGTCATAAATTCTAATTCTCTCTCCAATTCATCAATTTTTTCATTCAACGAATTATTGAATTCAATCTTTTTCATGATTTCATTCATTACCAAGACAGGAATATTGGCTTGTTGAATACAGAATTTTGCAATCTTTTCTACATCATTTGCTAAAAAGATCGTTGGTCCATCGGTTAACGTATAAGCATCTTTGGTCGTTACATAAACCGCACAATTTCCAGAAGAAGGATTTTTTTCCGAAGAAACAGATTGGTTCATAAAAGATGTATCACTCACGGATCGTACAATTGATTTCCCATCATTGAAATGTAAATTCGATATTGTTTCTTTAGATGCAGTTATATTGTTTAAAGGTCCACCAATACTTACGCTTTTCTGTAGCACTTTATTACCTTTTGTATCAATCAAATGGTTCGGAATAATTCGTTGTTTTCTATTTATTTTTAGATGAGTTAATACGGCACCCCATGTTCCACCGATGATATTTTTTACAATTTTCAAATAATATAATTTTATATTCTTCATTGTCAAGTCATCCAAACTACAAAAATTACGCTCAACCGCCATTTTTCCACTAATAAAATTATTTCGAATTGCCACATAACTAATAAAATCCACGACTTCTTTCAGATCAAAATAACGAAGAAGTGTCAAATAATTCTCACAATTCGTCGCTATTTTTTTCACCTCTTCATAGTCCTCACTTAATAAATGCGGTAAAACCACATATCCATTATTATTCACCATCGGGATCGATTTCTTACAATCATGACTGACAATATTATGAACATTCGTATGAGGAAATTTTTCTTTGAAATCGGCAATTACGTCCGTTAATTCATGTAATTTCGGTAAGGTAGCCGAAGAAAGCACCATGTTTGGGATTAAATTCTCTTTCCAGTTCTTATGAATAATTTCATGTATTTCGTGACTTTCATAATCCATGGTGATCGTAGGTTCGTCCCAGTAAGTAATAATATTATGTTTTTCATTAAAAGAACACATGTAATACATGGCTGGCAAATAGGATTTGATATCACAAATGATAATTTCCACCTTTTCACCTACACTATTATCCACTTTACGAATTCCACCTGTACGCCAATCCTTCGTATAATCCTTTGCAGCAAAATAATGGAGACGAATATCTTCTGCCGATCCACAACCGAAAGCAAAAGCGATTTTTTTATTCATCGAAATCGCCGATCTAGCTAAAGAAATACCTACGTGTCTGGCTGCACAAACAAATATGATTTTATGACTTTGAGATAAGGCAATCGGTGTCAATGTTTTTCCTGTTCCAGTTGGTGCAATATAAAGAACTAGATTTTCAGGAGATTTGGAAGGTTGATTGAAAATCGTGAATATTTCCTTTTGATGTTCATATAATGTCATATCTGCGTATTTTAAAAGATTGGTATTTTTCTCGATATATTCTACTGCATTTTCCAAAATAACTGAGATCTTCATTTTTTCTTCGTAATATTTCAGTACTAATTTGACAATTACTAGAATATGTCTGTTTAAATGTTCAATATTATTTTGGATGAGTTTATAAAGAGTAAAATAATAAAATTCAAATGAATTATTTTTTTTTATTTCATTTTTTTCATTTTTTTCTTTGCGTTTTGATTTATCCGTGAAGTGGAAGTGGTTTAATAATTTTTCTAAATTGTCAAGTAAAACGTTCTCATAAATATCTTCTTTGGAGATACTTTCTTCTGTATTTTTTTGTAGTCGGATTAAATCCGCTTTTTTAATGTTTATGTTTGTATTGATATTTAATTTTTTATATTGTGCTACGAATTCTGTTTCTTGTGTCATATTTTTTATCATACTTTCTATTTTTTTCAAGAAATATTTATTATATAAATAATCTTCCATCCATTCGTTGTATTCTATTTTCAAAAACCCGAAGAGGGAAGGATGATGGTTCACTCGAATATTCACGTCACCATACCCGTCAATAATTAATTGAAGTACTTTCTTTTCTTCTTGAGAAATAGATAATTCAATTGACTCCCATTCCGCTTTGGTTAATTTACGTTGATTTAAATCCATGTTTTAAAAATTAATATAATAATTCGTATAATGTATGTACTATAAATTACTATATTCGTTTTTAAATCAATTTTTTAAATTGTTTTTTAACGAAGAAAAATGATAAATAATAAATGTCTAAACAATGGAAGATTTATATATTCGAACTTATTTTGAATATATAAATTTTAATGGTCTAAAAAAGTTTGAAGAATGCCATGAAAAATGGTAAAATTACGAGGATCCATGAAATTGTTTTATAACCTTTACTACATAAAAAGTTTAAGAACCAAGCCCATATCATAATAAAAAATCCATTCACTAGAAGAGAAATGATGCTGAAATTTGTAAAAAAACCAATGATTAAGGCAATCATCGCAAGGACGAAATATATCATCGCAGGAGTACATAGTTTTGAAAAATTCATCATATTATATATTATATTGAGAAAAAATTGAAATTAAATTCTATTTTTAAATGTTTTCTATTATTAAAATCATCTTTATCTAAAACAAATGTCGAATTATAGTCCAACTCAAGAAGAAGAATATTCTTTATATTTTGACGGTTGTTCAAAAGGAAATCCAGGACCCGCTGGAGCAGGGTTTGTTCTTTATCAAGGGTCTAGAGAAATATTGTCTAAAAGTGAATTCATAAGTGAACATGATACTAATAATGTAGCGGAGTATCATGCTCTTGTGTTAGGATTAAAAAAAAGTTTGTCTTATGGTATTCGCCGATTGACAGTCTACGGGGATAGTTTATTAGTGATTAAACAAGTGACTGGTAAATATAAAGTAAATTCACACAATCTAAAACAATATCACGATTATGCGATTGAATTGGCAAAACAATTTGAATTTATTCGATTTGAACATGTACTTCGAGAGAAAAACAAACGAGCGGATGAATTGGCGAACTTGAGCTTATTATCCACTTTATCCACTTTTTCCACTTTTTAGAAAAAAGTGGAGCAAAAATCCTGGTGTAAAACGAAGTAAAAACAAATAAAAAAGTATTAAAAATCCATCGATTTTTTGCACCACTTTTTTAAAAGTGGATTTGCACCACTTTTTTAAAAAGTGGATAAAGTGGTTCTAATGATATTCCAAGAGAGAAATTCCAAATGTCTTGTTTGCCTTATATTTCAATAAATCCACTTCTTTATTCGTGGTCGGGAATTCCTTGTTTCCATAAATATCTTGTAAAAGTAGCCATTCAAACATCCCGCCCAAATATAAGTGTACATTGAAAAACCCCAAAGAAATTAATTGAGCATATTTTTGATAAATCTTTTCGTCGTTCGTATTTTTTCCATAAATAATGACAGAAATGTCTTTTCTCCCTTTTTGTAAAAGACGATTAATCACTGTTTCTTCTTGTTCTGCAGGTAACGTATTCGGTAATAAACATCGTTGTTCTTTTTCAGAAAGTGTATTGATAAATAAAAATTGTTCGGGGTTTCTAATCGCATATTGAATATCTTCAAAACTGATTTTTTGATAACTCGATTGCAAAGAAGTTACATTTCCCATGTTTTTTAAAAATAATTAAAAATATATTAAAATATGTCAATGTATTTTTAAATCCTTTTTTAAGGGAACCTACGGTTCCCCTATGACCCCTCCCTTTTCCCTTCGGGGTGGGAGTTATGAATTCAACTAAAATTAAACCCTTATAAATTATCACTTTCTCTTCATTTCAACTATAATGACTTGCACCTTTATCAAAAATCCAATGATAATCATTCACATGAACTTTTGTCAAAATACGGTTTCTTAATCCGGGTGCTGATATATTTATATCTCTAGCAGCATCAGCCATATTTTTAAAATATATTTTTTCTCCACTAGAACAACATACCTTTATCACAGGTTGATCACTATATTGATCATCCTGACTAATATTTGCATATCTCCATAAAAAGCCTTTACATACCGTTTTATTTCTTAATGCAATCCCAACGGCTGTTCCTGTAGTAAGACCCATTTTTCTACCAGCCTCTTCGATACTTGGATAACTAGCAATTACTTCTCCTGTATCTTTATTGATTTGATCAATCGCACGTTTTGCTTTACGAACAACCGGAACTTCTGGGTTTTCTATTTCATTCACAAGTGATGTAATATTTTGATGATTTAATTTGTCCAAGATATCTTGTAATGAATAACCCTTTCCAATAATAATTTCTTCTATTTTTGATACAATTTCAAAAATAATTTTAACATCATTCAAATATCCATCATACATATCATTTCCTAATTTAGTCAATCTTTCTTTCAACAAAAAATTCATTATTCTCTCCAAAAAAGGATAATGAACCGTTTTTGTATAAATCATTTCTCCCTTTGGTTCAATATTTTTAAATATATTCGTTACACTCTCTAAATCTCCTATTCTACAAACGCCACATTTATATCTATATTTTTTATGTTCAAAAGCATACAATAAATAACCATTTACTAAAAAGGTCATTTTAGAGATGGATTTTGATTTATTTTCATTATAAAAAACAATCGGCGAAACTTCGCTTAATTTTATTTCTAATTCATTATTTTTATCCAATAATTTTTTATTTTCATCTTCCAATTTATCTATAATCGTTTCGAATTCTTTATTTTTTTCGATTACCTTAAGATAATTTTCCATATTGTATTCATTTTCTTTAATAATATTTTTAATCATTTCATCGATTTCATCCAAAGTAAAATCGTTGATTGCAAGTAATTCAGTATAATTCATATGATCAATAATAATATTTCTTCTTTTATTTTTCAATATTGGATGTTGTTTCATCGCATTTTCAATTTGTATTTGGTTTGAAACTTTAAAAACATTCATTAACCGAAAATTTGTATATGTTTTTTTATGTGTTTCTACTCTTGATTGTAAATGATTTGAATTACCAAATTTTATTAGACGTTCGTTGGAAATACTTTTATCGTCGATTAATCCATAATAAACACATTGAGAATTTCGTGCAAATTGTTCCAATAATGTTTTCTCTCGAAGTAAATCTTTTTCTTTCTGTGATTTGATTTGTTGTTCTTCTAATTCTTTATTTTTTTGTTCTAATTGTTTATTTGTCTGATCCAATTGTAATTTCATTTCATTACTTTCTTCATTAATTACTTCCTGTATAATTTCTTCCATTTTCAAATAGTAATCATGAATTTCATCTGCCTTTTTTGTTCCAGCTTTTAAACATAAAGTTTTAAAAGCTTTTACGGTTAACATAATTTTTTTTATATTATGACCACCACTACCCTTCTTTTTTTGCTCCTGATCACTTGGCAAATAAATTGTGTAGTCTATATCTAACTTAAAATGTTTTTCTAATAAATAAAGTGAGTTATATTTTTTATTAAATCCTAACCATTTCCATACATCATCTAAATCAATAGCAAAGTCTGTTTTTTGATCATAATTTAAAGAACAATAAAAACTAGCAATAAATAATTGTTGGTCATAACCTGTAAATGAATTGACTACTCGATTAACTAATTTATTGTTGTAATTACTTGAGAGTTTTGTAATGGGATTGGTTTCAATCAATTCAACAATATTTAATTCCATTTATATTGAATTATAAAATATGTCTTTATATTGTTTTTGTTTTTTTTAATAAAAACAAAAATAAAAGCAAAAATAATACACGTTTATTCGTGTTAAAACACGATTTAATGAAATTGCACCACAATTTCCACCTTTTCCTTCTTGATGCTCTTGGTCGCCGAAATCGACAATTCTTCCCGCTTCTTTCTGGTCTTCGAGTTATCAATCACTAATTCCTTTTTTTTCGATGTACTATTTCGACTATTCATATCATCTTCAATCACATCATAATTCTCTTCGATATAATCGATGACCTTATTCTCTAGCGCCCATTTGAAAAAGTTCAATTGTCCAATCGTGGTTTCAATACATGTATCCACTTTATAAGGGATGCTAATCCGTTCCCATCGACAAAACGGATCAAAACGGCGCTTGCTATATGCTTTCAATTTCAACTTGTAATCAATATAAACTTTAAACCTTCGTGTATTCCCAAATTCATCCGTTACATTATATAAGGTGAAATATTTCTTGGCATAATTTGTTGCAAACCAATCCACAATACGTAATGAAATTCTTGATTCACCTGTAATGATTTTCAACATTCGATTTAAAATCGTCTCATTTTTATAAAATTCCATTAAATTATTCATTAATAAATCATTCTGACTTGTATAAGTATTCATATTTTTTTGATAAATTTTAATAAAATATATCAAAAGTATTTAAATCCTTATTTTAATTTATATCTTTGAAAGAATTCGGTTCTCTCTTTTTTGTTATTCTAACGATTTATCTGTAAAATTCGTAGTCTGGGGTTGCAAAAAATTATTTTGAACCGATATATCATTTGCATAATCACTATTGGTTAAAAAAGGGTTCATACTTACATTGGCAAACATTTGCCTTTCGGATAATTTCTTATCCGTATCTTCTCTCTTATTCACTTGTCGAAACCCTTGCATTTCTATTTCTTGTGATTTATTCAACATATCCCATGTATATTCATCATGGTTCAACGCAATATTATAAGCATTATTTGCCTGTTGATTTATTTGAACATCATCCAATACTTTGTTATCATAAAAAATACTATCACTTGATGAATTTTCTTTTGTTTGTGATGGTTGGTTTTGGAGTTGTCTTCTTCGGCTTCTCTCATATGGTTGTCCTTGGGTCCATTTCCAATGTATCATTATTATTATAAAGCATAGTTTATGTATATCTTTCTTTTAACGTAATTCTTTTTCTAAACCTTCACCTTCGTTTTATACCTTCGCTTTCGGTTTAATCGGTCGCTTTCGCTTTACACCTTTGGACATTTAAAATGCCGTAAAATAAAAACTATTATATTTACTTTTAATAAGTGTATCTAATTTATTCCCTATTTTTTTTTTTATATTTTGGTATTTATTATAATAATGTTTATTTTCTGATAAATTATTTGAATATACAATTTTTAAATCTAACGTTAATATGTTATTTAAATAATTTAAAACATTTTTATCAATTACACAATTAAAATCTAAAACATATAATTCAAACAAATTATTGTCTAAATAATAATAACCTTTTTTATTTTCTAATTTTTCCAATATATTTATATCAAGTATAATAGATAATTCATCTAAACTTTCCATACTTCCAGGCAACGTTGAATATGTAATAATCTCCTCATACATAATATATAATTCATCCTCATTTTTAATACTAATTGTTGTATTTTCTTCACTTATATTATTAAAATAAATTTCATCAGTACTAAATGATTGAAAAAAAGAACTTAACAATCTATTTATTGGGTTTCTTATACATGTAATTATTTTTAATTTTTTGTTTTTAATATTTTTGTAGTTAATTAAATATTGTACAAATGTTTCTTTTGTTGGAGGATTAACTAAATTTAATTTTAAATTATTTAAAGAATGACAATGTTTTGCTTTATAGTTATTTTTATTAAAAATGGCAAGTAACGATTGGGTAGATGTTTTATGTGATGAATAAACCAAAAAATCTAAATCATTAAATTCTATCATATAATATATATATTATATTTAACAAATTTTATTATTATTATTTATTATTATTTTTTATCTTTATATCTGTATAAATTTTATAATTTTATAATTTTATAATTTTATAAATCGGCGTTTTAAATGTCCAAAGGTGTAAAACACTTTTTGATTTTATCCACATCTTTTTCAAAGGTATGATCGATATCCATTTTATACAAACAAATACTTGTTACAAAAAGAAATAGTATCGAAGAATAAAATAATCCTTTGGATAAAAACAAATACCATTTTTGGAAAGGTTCGCTTGAATTTTTCCAAATACTTTTTAATAGTAACACCAATAAGGTAGAAATAATAATATTCGGAATATAATGATCGGTATTTTCTAAAGATTCTTCGGGTTGATATTTCGTCCCAAAAATAATATCACATATATCTGGTCCCATATTTTTAAGAAATACTTCATGATGTATTTCATGCACATGGTTCACATGGAAAACCGTATAATTTATATTATGTATGGTCGTATAGAAAAAATAATAATAAATCACAATCCAATCGTCGATAAAAGAGAGAAAAGGAACCATATCTATGAAAGAATATTTGAAAGGAATGATGCCAACAATAGAAACGAATTCTAGTACAACTTGTATAAAATGATTAAAAGGAAGATTGTACCGATGATGATAATCATGAATAATATTATGTGGATATGAATATTCAAAATGATGCCAATAGTGTATTAGATGGGATGAAAACATACCTATTGTAAAAGTTAAAAAGATAGTCACATTAAATTCGCATAAAATAAGTAAACTAATTGCCAAAAAGATCCATGATTTATAATTTATCAAAATCGAATTCAGAATATAATAAAAATAATGGCTCCAATCTTTTATCATTTATACTTGATTATTTTTTTAATATACTAATATATAGTAATATTCAATAATATACAAATAATAAGTACTAAATAAAGGTTCTACTTTGGACAACTTCAGAAAGTAGCAAGATCAAGATGAAGATCAAGATCAATTAGGATATAATTTTACGTTCATCATATTCATCAAAATAAGAAATAATATTTTTAATGAAATAAAAGACCATAAGTTAATCAATAATTCCAATTGTTTCTCATATTCATGATTACATTCGTAAACAATTCCTAGATCTTTGAGAGAAGTTTGTCTTGTTTCTACTAAACTAGTATTTAAATATTTTTTCTCTAAATTGGTTAACGGACAATCATGTATGAAAACAATCGACATACAGTCTAAAATAATCATATTTAATAAAGCAGATAAATAAAAAATATTATTACTAAAAAAGAAAACAAAACATCCTAAAATAATAATTACATAATGAAGAATTAAATAATATTGTCCAATCATTTCTTTCCAGAAAGGAGAGAAAGAAACAGAATACTCACGAATGACATTTCTCGGTAACGAAGAAATACATTCTTTTACTTGTTTTTCATCGTGTTTTTCGATTGACGAAATCGGTTCGCATTTTTCTATTTCTTTTTGTTCTTCCATACAATAATTCAAAAGTTTATCTACTTGGATATATTTTTTTCGTGTTTTTTCCTATTTTTCTTCTCTCTTTTTTCCTTGTTTTCCTTGTTTTCCTTGTTTTCCTTGTTCAACTTTTGTAAAACCGTCAATTCTTTTGATAAAAGATCATTTATTTGATTGACCTTGGTATTTAATTTGTAAATTGTATAAGACAACATGATTAAATAAACATAAAAATAAATTAAAATTGGAATTAAAAAACAATACATTTTCAATATAATTATATTTTTAAAATAAAAAGCATTTTTATCCCTTTTTTTGTTTTTCTTTGTTTTTTTTTGAGAAAACAAAGAAAAGATGAAATCTAAATATAATAAGCATCTTCTTCAAGAAATGATATATGATTATAATTATCATCTTCATACCCAATTATATCAATATAGATAATTGGAATATTTGAATTACCATTATAATGAATAAAATAATCTTTTTTTTCATTTATGTAAATGGTTACATAATTCGTATTATTATAACTATTATAATTTTTTTTCGGAATTTTGGATAATAATTTATATCTTTCGTCATTTTTAGGAATTCGGTTCATCAGTTTTCCTCTTCGTAAAATAAATCGATCATCAAAAGAAAGGATTTCAAAAATCATGTCATTCGGAAGATTTTTATACTTCTTTAAGTTCATTTGATATATATTATATATTTGATTTCTATAAATATTCTTTGAATAACTCCATTTTTTATTGGTTCTCCTGTAGAGCGTCAATCAAAAACCTCATCACTTTCCATTTTCACAATTTTTAATTGTTTCGTAAATAAAAATCCATCTTTGGACTGGCATCTTCTTTTTAAATTACATTTTAAACAGGACAATACCACATTATCTAGATTATGTCCTAAATCATTATTGATACGATCTAATGTCCACTGTTTTTCTTCTCTCACAATTTCATATAAAATAAAAACTTCAGAAAAACAATAAAAACATTTACATTTGGTTTCAAGGAATAAAGAGAGAACATAATCATAATCGATTGTTTTTTGATCGTCGTATTTTTTCTTCTCCAAATCTTGTTGTTTGTAACTAGTAATTTTTCTCTCGATTTGTTGAATAAATAACTTATGAATAGAATTGATCGGTTCCTTTCTTTCTTGAATTTCATTTAAAAGGTTCATTTGGTTTTCATAAGTAAAATCTTCGGTTGTTGTATTCCATTTATCTGTTTCTTTTCTTTTTTTGTCTTTTTTTACTTCTGTTTTCATCACTTTTTTCATTTGATATCGATTATTTGTACCTTGAAGTATTATTTTCTTTTCTTCTTGCATACACTTTATACTTTATATACTTTTATACTATAAATTCCATGTTTGATAATTCGAACAAGTAACGTTTGGAACAACTCTCCACAAGTAGTCCATTTGCGTAAATTCCATAATTTGCATAATAATTTTCGTTTTCCAAAGCTATGTGATAGATTGTGAAATTACCTTTCTCTTCATAAGGTTCACAATCCTCATTTAAAAATGATAATAAATGTATTTTTCCATCGGTTTCAAGGATTGATCCGAATACTTGCCTCGTTTCTTCCTGTTGTTCTTCTGTCAACTCATCTACCAAAATCGAGTGTCCACCTGTTAAAATAAGAGGCTCCACAATTTCTGGAAATTTTGGATTGGAATATTGATACAATCGGTGTAGAATACGATTTTTGTCGCCAGAATTATAAATCTGGGCTTTCCCAATGATTTCTACCTTCACATAATTGTGTTGAAACGTTTTTACCAACTTTCCTACGCGGATGTCCTGAATAGGAATATATTCCTCTTTCTCAAGGGTTTCATTAAAAACCAATATTTTACTGTCTTCTTTGAAACAAGGAACCGGATTTTGGATGGTTACATTTGTGTTTGCACCAAATGTAGGCGAACTTCCCGAAGATATTGTAATTCCAATCGTGTATACTCCATCTACAGAAGTATTATCCGCAGAAAAAAGATATCCAACCCCTGATGCAAAATTTAAACTACTTAAATCATAAGTTGTGCTTGTTGCAGTAATAGTTGTGCTACTAGTAGGATCAATTGTAATATTACCCGTATTTGGATTGAGAAAGCTAATTACATATTCAGTTCCAATATTTAAATCAATTACACTTCCACCGACTTGAAATGATTGTCCAGATACAACCGTACTTGGACTAAAGAAAAAAGAATCAACCGACATTTTATAAATTTATATTATATAAAAATAAATACAAAAAATTATATTATATATAAAAAAGAGTTAAATCGAATTTGTTATATTCAATTACAAGAATTATTTTAAAATGGAATTAGTCATCGATGAAGCAAATGAAAATTATCAAGAAAATAATATAAAGACAATTGAAAATATAATTGGTGCGATTGAAAAGAAAGACGAATGTATTGAATTGAAGAATATTAAATATAAAACAATGTTATTAAAAGGGGTTCAATTAAAAGAAACACCGTCCTCTTCCAATGATCTCTCGAATTTAGATAAATTTTTGGATGATGAAAAATCCAATAATAAAAACGAACAATGGACGAAATTGGACAAAACCGTCAAAACCAAGAAATTACTTGCTTTTGTAGAAAAATATAAAAAAGAGAAAAATTTAGATGAAGAAGATACCGAAATATTAACACGGTTTTTTAAAGATTGTTTAGATAAAAAGAAATTAGCTCGTGTCAAAGATGTGATTTATGATAAAGTAAGCGGAGAAATCAAAGAAATTCCTGCACTTTTACATACCAAAAAACATTTTACGTTGAAAAATATGGAGAAACATGTTTCTACGATCAAAAGTTTACCACAGAAAAAAAATATTACCTTGAGAGAAAAAACAGAGAAATGATCGCCGATTTTATAAAACGGAATACAATAAAATTGAATACAATAAAGTAAAATGAAATAAACATAATCAATTATATTTATTATGTTTATGTCAATATGTTGTTTATGCGGACACTCTCCGAACCATCTTTACATGAATGATTTAGAAAGTCTCGTAGATATAAGTCACGAGTTTGATCTAGATCTAGATTATTCGGAAGAAGAGGAAGACCAAGAAGAAATATCCCTTTTATTCGACGAAAAATCCGCCCAAGAATTTATCGAAAATACGCTTCTATTAATGGATCAATTCATTCAAGATAATCCCAAATTAATTACGGAACCGACTTTCCATGAAAATTTTGAGTATGAAATCCAAGAAATCGTTTATTCTTCTCTCGAACCTTTAAAACCGAAACCAGATCTTTGGTTTGAATGGAACCAAATCGACGAATTATTCAAAGAAGAAATCAATCTTCTTTTAGAAAAGATATTTGAGATCTTTTTCACAACGATTTATCCGAGACGTTCTTTTGAACGAAGTATTATTTTAAAATATATAAACGAACCACAAAAACAAATCATCGAGAGAAAAATAAGATTACTAAAAAATAAACCACAACCCGTTCAAAGAACGAAAGAATGGTATGAATTCAGGTATCAATTAATTACGGCAAGTAACGCATACAAAGCATTTGAAAGTCAAGCGATGAAAAATCAATTGATTTATGAAAAATGTCATCCTTTAACTACGAATTTTGTAACCACCGGACAAATTAATATCAATACGACTTTACATTGGGGTCAAATGTGCGAACCTCTCTCGGTGATGTTTTATGAAAGAGAATATAAAACTCGAGTAGATGATTTTGGATGTATTCAACATGAAACGTATTCTTTTCTAGGAGCATCCCCCGATGGAATTAATATTGATCCGACAAACCATCGTTATGGGCGTATGTTGGAAATTAAAAATATTGTAAATCGAGAAATCGATGGAATTCCTAAAAAGGAATATTGGGTTCAAATGCAATTGCAAATGGAAACATGTGATTTGGATGAATGTGATTTTTTAGAAACGAAATTTACCAAATATGACTCGAAAAGTGATTATTTTGCCGATGATACGAATGATAAATGTGTGATTATGTATTTTGCGAATGGGGAAGGAAATCCAAAATATATTTATCAACCTTTGTATCTCCTTGATCAACCGATCGAAGAAATAGAGATTTGGCAAGAAAAACAGATGGAAGAAGGTGAAAAACAGGGATTAAATTGGATTATGAATATTTATTTAAAATTAGAAATCATGAGTTGTGTATTAGTCACTAGAAATCGTCGATGGTTTCAAGATAATGTGCATGAATTAGATGCTATTTGGCGAATTATTGAACAAGAGAGAGAAACAGGATATGATCACCGTGCTTCAAATAAAAGAGAAAAACGTTCGCAATCCATTACAAATGAAGTGGATGGTAAGGAAGCGGGTGGTTGTTTCATTCTTTTAAATAAGGAAACGGGGAAAACAAGTCTTCGTCCCACCTTTTATCCCACCTTTTAGGAAAAGGTGGAGCCAAAAAACTCGAATGGATAATATTTCTTTACACCTTTGCACATTTCAAAAGTTATATAAACGCTGATTATTTTAAATAATAACCTTTAATATGTTTTGAAGCATAACACGATGTAGCATAATGTCCTTCTCTACCACAACGAAAACAATTATTAGCACCATCATCTTCATCATCATCTTCATCTTCCTCGTCTTCATCATCTTCATCTTCATCATCATCTTCATCTTCCTCGTCTTCATCATCATCACTTTCATAAATAATTTGTTTTTTATTTTTTGAATTACAATATTTTTCGTGATGTTCACATTTTATTTCTTCTATAAACTCTTTTCCACAATATTCACATCCCCAAACTTCTTCTTCATATCCTTCATCACTATCCGTTTCCCAACATTCATTTTCTTGACAATCTTTCGCAAAATGTCCTCTTTTCCCACAACCAAAACATTTATCATTTGTTCCATTACTCATTTGTTTCAAAGTATCTGTTTGAGATTTGGATAATTTTATAGAAACAAATGAACCACCGCGAACATTATTTATTCCATATTTATCCATATAAATTCTTGTATATTTGTCTTCATCATAATCATCACAATTAGATTTAAGTTCTACAATTCTTAATGGTTTATATATTTTAGTCCATTCTGAACCATTTGAATTAAAATGATTTTCTAACCTAAATTTTGGATTATTTGTTTTTCCAATATAATATTTTCCTTGTTCTAATTGAAGTGTGTATATGAAAACCATTATGAATATATTATTTATGATATTACTTATAATATTTAATTCAATTTTATTATAAATAATCGACATTTGAAATGTAAAAAGGTGTAATATCTTTTATCCCACCTTTTATGAAAAGGTGGAGCCAAAAAACTCGAATGGATAATATTTCTTTATATCTTTTCTCATTTTTTTGCATATTTTTATTCAAAAAATAAAGACATGAATAAAGACATGAATGAATAAAGGATTTAATAAAGAATATTTGTTGTATTTGTTTTATACGTCAACATATTCGGAGCGGTATTATAATAATTCACTCGTGTCCCATTACAACTTTGTGTAACGGGTGGCAAAACATGAGCTTCATTCAGTTGAGGTTGAAACTCTTTATATAAAGTTCCACAAAATTCGGCTGGCATACATTGACCAACATCTGGATTATTTGGATATTTTAAATTATTCGTGATTTGTTCATAAGACCCAACTTTAAAAACAGGATAATGCCACCACATCATTTGTTCTTGATAACTTGAAACGTTTTTATTATGGGTACTTGGAAAACTATCACTTAATAACCCTCCATCTTCAGAAGAAGGAAAAATACCATAAGTATGATTACGATGAACTTTATTGTTGCTCGCACCTTCGATATTATTATTTTCATTTGTATAATTGGCAATCGTTTCGCCTAAATTTCGATAGGTTTCCACTCTTTGACCCGTTAAAAAAAGATTACTATAAATCATTGGAATAAAAATAGCTAATAATAAAAGAACGAATAAATAGAAAGAATTATATATAAAAGATATCATTAATAATTATTATATATTTTATTATATATAAAATAAGATTATATTTTCTAGTTTTCAAAACTAAAAAATATATCATCTATCAAAACAACTTAAAATCATTCTCTATTACTATAATAAATTAGTAAATCAGTAAATCGATTTATCAAACAATGAACGAAACGAGTAAAGATTTATTGGATATGCGTGTTACGAAACGTAATGGTGAATTAGAAGATATTTCATTTGACAAAATATTATCTCGTGTAAAAAAAGTAGGTCAAGAAACAAATATTCATATCAATTATACTTCTTTGGTAATGAAAGTGATCGATCAATTGTATGATACTATTAAAACAACCCTTATTGATGAATTAGCCGCAGAACAATGTGCTTCTTTATCTACCAATCATCCGGATTATGGTATTTTAGCATCACGTATTATTATTTCAAATCATCAAAAAAACACTTCTCCTTCGTTTTCCCAAGTGATGGGACAATTGTATAATTATCAAAATATCAATGGATCTCCTTCCCCGATTTTATCCGCCGATTTTTGGACCTTTGTATCTTCCCATAAAGATGAATTAGATGAAATGATTATCAACGATCGTGATTATTTGATTGACTATTTTGGGTTCAAAACAATTGAACGTGCTTATCTTTTACGTATTAACGGCACACTTGTAGAAAGAATACAACATATGTGGTTACGTGTTTCATGTGCAATCCATTTAGGTAATTTGGAAAATATCAAAGAAACATATGACTACATGTCGCAAAAATATTTTACACATGCTACACCAACTCTTTTTAATTCTGGAATGCCGCAACAACAAATGAGTTCTTGTTATTTAATTGCGATGGAAGACGATAGTGTAGAAGGTATTTATAATACGTTAAAAGATTGTGCTCTCATATCAAAATATTCTGGTGGGATCGGTATTCATATTCATAATATACGAGCGAAAGGATCTCAAATATATGGTACGAATGGAAAAACAGATGGAATTGTTCCTATGCTTCGTGTTTTTAATAGTACCGCAAGATACATTAATCAGTGTGGAAAAAGAAACGGTTCCATCGCGGTTTATTTGGAACCATGGCATGCGGATATCGAAGATTTTTTAGAATTGCGTAAAAATCACGGAGACGAAGAATTAAAAGCCCGTGATCTATTTTATGCTTTATGGATTAGTGATCTTTTTATGGAAAGAATAAAAAATAATGCAAAATGGTCATTCATGTGTCCAAATGAATGCAAAGGATTAGCCGACGTTTATGGGGAAGAATTCAATGCTTTATATGAAAAATATGAGTCGGAAGGAAAGGTACGTAAAACGGTAAATGCTCGTGATTTATGGTTTAAAATATTGGATGCACAAATGGAAACAGGAACCCCTTATTTACTTTTTAAAGATGCTTGCAATAAAAAATCAAACCAGAAAAATTTAGGTACCATTAAGTCGTCAAATTTATGCAGCGAAATTTTAGAATATTCAGATGATAAAGAGACCGCAGTATGTAATTTAGCGAGTGTTGCATTACCTACTTTTGTGAATTCGGATACAAAAAGTTTTGATTATGAAAAATTACATGATGTTGTCAAGGTAATGACACGCAATTTAAATAATGTGATCGACATTAATTTTTATCCGACAGAAAAAACGAAACGTAGTAATATGCTTCATCGACCCATCGGAATTGGGGTTCAAGGATTAACCGATACTTTTATTTTGATGGATATTGCATTTCATAGTGAAGAAGCAAAGAAAATAAATAAAAATATTTTTGAAACGATGTATCATGCTGCTTTAGAAAGTAGTAACGAAATTGCAAAAAAGAGATATTTAAAAATGCGAGAAGAAATCGATGAGTTATACAAGAATATCAAATCGATTTGCTTTTCAAAAACATCGAATGAAAAACAAAATACAATTGTTATTGATAAAAAAGAGTTTTTCGATGATAGTAGTGATTGTAATAGTGATTGTAGTATTGAATATGAAATCAATATTGAAATAAATGATTATTATCAAAATCTGGAACCGATCCATTATTATTCCAAAGATGAAAATTATAAAAAAATATTTAATGAAAATAATCGTTTCGGATTGAATAACGCGGAATTTAAAAATCTAATTCATTCAAATTGGAATAATCCGTCGTTTGAAGTAAATCCTTATTGTGGGGCATATAGTTCTTTTGTTGGTTCGCCCGTATCTCAAGGAATATTACAATTTGATATGTGGAATATTGAACCAAGTGATCGATATGATTGGACTAAATTAAAAGAATCGATAAAAATGTATGGTATAAGAAATTCATTATTACTAGCTCCGATGCCAACTGCAAGTACTTCACAAATATTAGGTTTCAACGAATGTTTTGAACCACTTACAAGTAATATTTATAGTCGTCGTACGTTAGCAGGTGAATTTGTATTAGCGAATAAATATTTAATGCGTGATTTGATCGATCTTGGACTATGGAACGATAAAATCAAAAATAATATTATTGCGAATAAAGGGAGTGTTCAACAATTAACCATGTTACCAGAACATATACGTAATAAATATAAAATTGTATGGGAAATACCGATGAAACATCTGATTGATATGGCGGCAGATCGTGGAGCTTTTATTTGTCAAACTCAGAGTTTGAACCTTTGGTTAGAAGATCCGACTTACAATACCCTTACCTCCATGCATTTTTATTCTTGGAATAAAGGTTTAAAAACCGGTATTTATTATTTGCGCCGTAAAGGAAAACATCAAGCACAACAGTTTACAATTGAACCAGAAAAAAAAGAGGCGGAAGAAAAGGATGAAATTTGCGAGATGTGTTCTGCTTAACATAAAGAAATAAAGTAATTGATTTTTATGAAAAAACGAAACATCGTAAAAAAATACTTTTACTTAAGGTAAAGATATTACATGATACATATAATTCAAAGGTATAATTATATTTTTATAGCAAAAGTTATATATATATATATATTTTTATAGTAAAAGATCAATCATTTTTTTAATTTTTATATTTTTATCTAGAATATCATAATTATATTTTAATTTACAGTAACAACGTAAACAAATCAAAATATCATTCAACGAATTATGTAAATTTCTTGGTTCCGTATTAAAAAGTTTTTGATGCAACTCAATCAATTTCGGAAATTTCAAATAATTACCCAACATATTTACTTTTTTAAGATTGCATAATTTTATACTCTCTTTCATAGTACAATAAATTGGTTTGTTACCATACATTAACATATGTAAGAAATCATTCATTAATTTTCTTTTTTTTAATACAGAACGTGTAATGACCCCATCTTGATTTTTTACGATTTCTCGCATCATTTCAATTTTCAACATATTCAAATCAAATTGAATATTATGTGCTACGATGCATTCTACTCCCTGAAAATCATCCATAAATTCTTCGATAATTTCATCAAAATAAACGCCTTTTTTTTGTGAAATTTCATTCGTAATTCCATGAATTTTAATACTCTCTTCACCAATTTTTATGTTTTCAGGGAGTTTAATGACATAATCACGTATTTTTATCAATTCATCATTCTTTGTATCATAAATTAAATAACTCAATTGAACAATATAAGGAAATAATAATATGTTTTCATAACTAACTACGCTCGTTTGTGGCAAACCGGTAGTTTCAGTATCAAACACACAAATTCTCATGATTAATTATTTGTTTTATAATTTATTTATATTTATTTTCTTTTTAATCAAAAATGAATTCAATTTTTTATTCTTTTTCATAGATGTCTCAAAAGTTTTTTATGTGGCAAAGGTTTTTTATTTGGAAAAAGTCTTACATATACCAAAGGTTTTACGATGCCATTCCGTAATTCCATATTGTTTAATCCCTTCCAAATGTATTTTTGCACCATAACCTTTATTAGTATCAATTCCATATTTTTCAATCAATTCCGGATATTTTTCACATAAATCTTCAATATATTGATCTCTCTCTACTTTTGCCAAAATCGACGCCGCCGCAATCGCAGAATACTTATTGTCTCCTCCTTCAATACATATATGATCGATTGTATTTATTTTTTTATTTTCTTTGTCATAAAAAGAATAATGATTAAAATAATTGCCGTCAATTAAAAGACAAACCGATGTTGGAAACACTCCACATTTAGATAACATTTGTATTTTATAATTCGGACTATTTTCAAATAATATATTATGGATCGATTGATGCATCGATTTTTGTGTCGCTTGTAATATATTGATTTGATCAATTGATTTTTCATCTTCATAAGTAACCGACCACATAATTGCATTCTTTTTAATATAATTTGCAACTTCCTGTATTTTTTTTTTCGAGTGAAATTTTTTACTATCTTTCATTAACGTATGATCAAATAAATCTCCGTTTTTAGGTAAAACGACGGCTGCTGTATATACACGTCCAAACAAAGGACCACGACCTGCTTCGTCTACTCCAATTTCCATAATATTTTCTTCTTCATAAAAACTTCTTTTTAAAAAGAGGGGAATTGATGTTTGTCGAACCTTTTTTGAAAGTTTTTCACTAACTACATTATTTATTTGTTCTTCTTCATCATCTACAATAACCGCATAATCATATTTCTTTTCTTGATATAAATTTTGTTTCATATTTATATATTTGAATATTATTTGTTTTACTGAAAACAAAGATTTAATTTCAATTATTTCAAAAAAATGTCAAAATATTATTTTCACAATATAAAATATACCGAATGTCTTTATTTTATAGTGCTTTATTTCTTATTCTAATTTTATTGTTAGGAATATTACTAGCTCCTTTTTTAGGAGGAAATAAAGAAGGAATGGATACCATCCATCAAAATACAACAACTTCACAAGATACAACAAGTTCCCCAAAATCAAATACGAATTCTTCTTCTTCTTATGATAATTACAATCATTTTACTGGTTCTTCTAAACCTACCTTAACTAGTTCTATGTTTTACGGAAAAGATGGATCTACTTTAGCTGTGAATATGAATGGAACGAATACGCTTACTACACTTGATATCAATGGCAAGTCAATTATTTACGCAGGTCTTCCTTCCGTTGATGGTACTGTAGATAGTTTTATGGGTCCAAATGGTTCAGTCGCAGTCGTAGTTGACATTCACGGAAAAGAAATTATTGTGATTAAAGATAGTGCTGGTAATGAAACCGTTTATACAACTACCCCCACCGAGACAAATCCAAATAATGTATTACCTAGTATAACTCCGTCTTCTACTCCAAGTAGTTTGATTGGGTCTTCAACAAGTAATACGACAAGTAACATGGGAAATAACATGGGAAGTAACATGGGAAATACAAGTAATATGGGAAATAGAATGGCAAGTAATGCAACAAATAATCCAAACCCTAACATATTACAAAGTGGAATAACACAGACAATGCCAAATTATAATTATTCCTCTTCATTACCTCCGGGTATTCCAGCAAGTCAAATACCTCATGGACAAGAAGATTTATATATTTTAAAAACAGAAGTGGTTCCACCTGTATGTCCAGTATGCCCGGTTCAAACTACACAAAAAAAATGTGCTCCTTGTCCAGCTTGCGCTCGTTGTCCTGAACCTAGTTATGACTGTAAACTTGTTCCAAATTATTCTTCGATGAATGCAAATGCTCCAATCCCCGTATTAAATGATTTTTCTACTTTTGGTATGTAATATACCTTTTTAAAAAAGGTATAAATTTATTCAATTTCAATCTCGTTTTTTAACACATTTTTTATCCATTTGAAAACTAGATCCTTTATCTTCTTGTGGTACAATTTTAATAATACATTTTGATTTCTTCCCATAAAGTGGTTCCGTACAACCCTTTTCTTTTTTATTTTTGCGTGTTTTCGTTTTCGATAAAAAGCGAAACAGTTTGGGTTTTTCTTCCGTACATCGTGAACGAAAATGTTCATATCTTTCTCTCACCTCTTCATAAGTAAGGTTTGATTTTTTATTCAACATTTTATTTACCGTTTCATGTAATTGATAAATATATTTAGAAAAATTCTCTCGACACTTCATATCTTCCATCGTAATCGGATGTTTCATTAAATTATTTTTTAAATTTATTCTGCAGTATTTACAAGGAAGTATATCTCTCAAAGATAAAATAAAATCTTTATAATGTTTTTTATCTTCATTGGTAGGATTGTTCGGATAATTAAAACTCATGATATGAAGAAAATGCCACATACTTGGTCCCCAAACCGACGTTAACATCCCATCCCCACTATTATAATCGTTGCTAGAATAAACACGTTTTGTTTTATTTATTTTCTTTATTTTATCTATTTTATCTATTTTCTTGATAAAAGTTTGACGTTTTCTAGTATTTTTACTTCCATACATATAAAATGTATAGAAAATAGTTTTTCAAAGAATAATGATCTGTATTTATCGTTAAATAAATAATAATTTATTCTTTGAATAATATATCATTCATGTTTCGTTCAAATAATATGAATATAGGAAATGGTGGTGCTTTACAAAATACGGGAACAATGTCTAAAATAAAAGGTATATTTAGTCGTTTTAATATGACCACTCTTATTTATCTTTTCGCTTTTCTTCTTTTTATTTTTATCGCATATTATATCTATCAAAGTTATGTTACTCCAAAACTAGCACCTGTATACAATGGCAGTTCATCCAATTCAGGAAAACAAGCCGAATTATTGCTTTTTTATGTTGATTGGTGTCCTCACTGTAAAACCGCAAAACCTGCATGGGAAGAAGTAAAAAATGAATATAAAAATCAATTGATCAATGGTTATAAAGTAATTTTCAAAGAATATAATTGCACGGAAGAAAGTGTGGAAATTGAACAATTAATAAATCAATATAATATTGAAGGATATCCTACCATTAAACTTATTAAAGACGGACAGGTCATTGAATTTGATGCCAAACCTACAAAATCTACTTTGGAACAGTTTTTAAATACGGTGCTTTAAGAAAGATTACACTAAAAGTAAATAAACCACTCTTTTTTTCTTTTTCTTTTTATATAAAGTTATCTTTTTATAAAATATAAACGATCAAATAAAATGTCTAATATTTTTACACTTGAAAACATCGAAGACTTTTCCGAAAAAATCAACATTGATGATCTTTATGAAAAAAAAAGACAATACGATTTAAACAAATTAGCATTATTCAATAAAATATTAAATCGGGTTCATGTAAAAATTAAGACGACCTCTCGACAAAATATGAATGAACATTTTTGTTGGTTCGTCGTTCCAGAAATGATTATCGGTGTTCCAAAATATGACCAGGGAGCTTGTATTGCTTATATCATGGATAAACTTAAAGAAAACGGCTTTAGTATTCGATACATTCATCCCAATACTCTTTTTATTTCATGGTTACATTGGGTACCTTCTTACATACGAACCGAATTAAAAAATAAAACAGGGATCGTTATTAATGAATATGGAGAGAAAATGAATACCCTCGAAGATCGAAATGAAGAAAAAATAACCCTTTCTTTTAAAGGTAATTCTTTAAAGCCAAGTACAGGGTTTGACATAAAAGATACCAACGAAATGATGTTGAAGATCCCTCTATCCTCCTCATCGAATGTAAATGAAAATAAAAAACAATCCAATAAAAATTATAAATCGATACAAACCTACCAACCATCTGGTAATCTTTTTTAGGATTTTTATTTCATTTCATTTTATTTCATTTTATTTCATTTTATTTCATTTAGTATTTCATTTAATATTTCATTTAATAAATATATATTTATATATCTGTATATATATAGGGAACATGAATAAAACAAAAAAAATAGTTTCAAAGAAAAGGGTTGAAACTAGTAATAAAACGAAAACCAAGAAAAAATATAGTAAAGTATTACCTCATTTAACCAAAGAACAACAACTTACTATTTGTCAAAAATTCCCGAATACATTCGTTACTTTTGAAGATAAATTTAGTAAAAAATACGACACTACGATGAAAGATCCAAACTTCAATCGAACCAAAGAATTGATGAATATTTATAATGAATTTATAAAAATTCCCAAAAGTGTAAAACCAAATTTTGATTATTATACTTGGGTCAATTATATTTGGTTAAATAAACCCCAACTATTAAAAAGTAATGAAAAATATATTGTGCAAATTGACGATTTCCGTATCGTTCAACATAAAGTATATGGACAACTTTTGGAAATCGTGAAAGAATACATACATAATAATCATAATGAAAAATCAAAACAAATCAAAAATATATATGAATCCTTTTTAAAACTCAACAATAATGAACAAAACAAAACATATACTTCCCAATTTATCGAAGAAATCGATGAAATGCGAAAAGACAAAAAAAATGTATGGAAACTAATGTCTTTTTTGAATAAAAATGAGACAATTTCTTATGCGGCACCTTTTTCTTGGTCCTTAAATCCAGATGATAAAGAACCTAGTATTTTCCGTTGTTTTATTAATTCGCCACAATTATCGTTATTAGATATTAGTTGTTACTTTGAAGATGGTCAAAATGTAGAATATAAAAAGAGTGTTTTACGTCATTATTTTAAATATCTGAATGATTTATTTAAAAATGTCTTTGGTGAAAATCACGGATATCATGTTCGTGATATTTTTGACACAGAAGTTCAGATTTTGAATTTTATGATTTGTGATAAATACAAAAATGGTCCAAATAATTATAATCGTGTTACCACCGATGAAGCTGAAAATAAATATCATTTTAACTGGAAAGAATTCGCCAAGGAATTAGGTTTTAAAGAAACACCTCGTTTTTTTATTACAGCAAATGTAAATTATATCAACTGTGCATCCGACCATCTATTGGAAAATTGGGATAATGAAAAATGGCGTACGTATTATATTTACATTTATATCCGTCAAATGACAAGATGGAGTAATTCAGGGCATCAATTATATTATGAATTTTTTGGCAACTTTTTACGAGGTCAAGATGCGGAATTAGAACGTGATTTAAGACCTATTTTTGCATTATGTTATTCTTTTAATACCTTCTTGACAAATGAATATGTAGCTAGATATGAAAATAAACAATATATTGAATATGTGAAAATATTAGCAGAAGATTTAAAAATGGTTTTTACACGTATTATTCATCGTAACAAATGGTTACAACCGATTACAAAAGAACATGCATTAAAGAAACTTCGTTATTTCAAGTTTATTATTGGTTCTCCGAAAATTCTTCGTGAAGATCCTTTGTTGGAATATTCTTCCGACGATGCATGGGGTAATTTAGTAAAAATATCTTCTTGGCGTTTCCGAAAATCGGTTCAATTAGAAGGAAAAAAAACAATTGATATTCCTGTGATCGATTGGGCAATGAACCCACCTAAATTAATTGGAACACAAGCATACGTTGTGAATGCAAGTTATACTCCTTCAAAAAATAGTATTTACATTCCTTTAGGATATATTCAACCCCCCTTTATTGATTTACAAGAGAGAGGAATTGAATATAATTTAGCACATATAGGAAATACGTTAGCTCATGAAATGAGCCATTCTTTAGATGATTGGGGAAGTAAATATGATTTTAATGGTAAAATGAATGATTGGTGGACGAAAAAAGATAAAAGGATATTTAAACGTATCCAAGATGATATTATTAAACAGTATGAGGTATTTGCTTTGAGAGATGGAATAAAATTTGATGCGTCTATTGGTATTGGAGAAGATATGGCAGACATATCAGGATTAGGTATTTGTATGGAATATCTACAAGATTTTCAAAATAGAAATCAAGATATTTTTAATATTCGTGAATTATCCTTTAAGGCGTTTTTTGTTTATTATGCCGTTCAGCAAAAGCAAAAAATTAGTAAACGAGCTATTACCGCTCAAATACATACTAATCCACATCCTTTAGACAAATATCGTACAAATGTACCACTTTCCAGAAGTTCTACCTTTAGGCATTTCTATAATGTGAAAGAGGGCGATGGAATGTGGTGGCATACGATGAATAAAGTATGGTTAACATAAATTATTTATTTGTATTTTTTGTATTCCTCTTCTTTAGTATTTTGTTTTGTTTTTGTTTTTGTTTTTGTTTTGTTTTGTTTTGTTTTGTTTTAGGAACTTTAGTAATTTGTCTTCTTTTAAAATATTTATTTTATATTAATTTCCATATTTTCATATTTTTTTTATTGGTGTATATTATATATAAGATGGCTCCTTCTCGTAGAATGAAACGTGCTGCTAACATGCGTAAAATGAAAACTCTTAAAAGAAAAGCAGTCAAGGCTGTTTCTCGTGCTGCTTCCAAGGCTGCTTCCAAAGCTGCCTCTGCTAGTAGAATGGCATCTGCTGCTGCATCCAAAGCTGCTTCCGCATCCAAATCTGCTTCTGCCTCCAAGGCTGCCGCTGCTGGACGCATGGCATCTGCTGCTGCATCCAAAGCCGTTGCTGCCAGTAGAATGGCATCTGCTGCTGCATCCAAAGCTGCTTCCGTAGGTGGTCGTGCTTAAATTTTTGTTTTTTTTACATTTTCACTTTTTACCTTTTCACTTTTTACTTTTGTAGAAAATAAAAATATAAATATAAATCTTTGCGTTTTACTTCTTTTCACATGATCATTCGTTTTACACCTTCGCACATTTAAAGTGCGTGGTAACTGTTGCCTTTGCCACTCATAAGCGCCCACAAAGTGGGCGTTTTGAATGTGCAAAGGTGTATAAAAACGATTGTTCCAAAGAAAAGAAGTAAAATTAAATTTTTCTCTCAATTATGATTATTTATTTTGTCAAATCAATCACTTTTTCTTCCAAGTGTTTTAATTGATACTGCGTGGTTTCCAAAATCTTCGACTCCACAATCGCTTCGAATATTTTGATACCTTTTACATAATCTTCTTCACAATTCACATACAATTCGATAATAAGTTTTCTTGTTTCAACAATCAATTGGTCCAATCTTTCTTCATTTAGGGTTGGATGAATACGAACTTTTTTCTCTCCAGAAAAAGGTTCAATGACATAATTAAATATTTGAAATATGATATTCAATAATTTATTTTGATTTTCATTTGTTTGTAAAATCATTTCTTTAATATTCATCGCATATTGGTGAAAGAGAGAATTGGTTCCGTTTTTATTTTTTACAGAACCATGATAGCTTTGTTTAAATGATCCTTGACATCCTTTCGTTTTTTCATAAGATTTTATTTTAATATCTGCGAATTTTTTAATTTCTGGAGGCATTATTTTATTACCTGTAAAAGCATAATAAAATGTTTTCAAATCGTTTTCGTATTGGTTGGCTGTTTTTTCACTCATTCCTGTAAATTTACCAGTAGAATAGTCATACTTATCATAGTATAATTCTTCCAATTCTTTCATTCCTGGTTCATCGAATAAAGAATTAGAATTTGGTTCAGAAGAGCAAATGTCTGGATTTACCTGAATGTTTCCAGATTCATCGATTTTATGATAATCTTGACCCTTTTTTAAACGATTTATACGATTGTCGCAAAAATTCCAATTCATTTTTGTTTTTACACTTGTTGGTATTTGATGTTTATTATAAATACTTTTTCTTATCGTGGTGCCAGTAATAGGATCTTTGTATAAATAAACGGGATTAATGGTCATTAAAATGGCGGCAAAAATATGGGCTATTTTCACATAGAATTTTGCAATCCCGATACATACACGTTTTTTTTTAATTTCTTTTTGACGGTCGTTGGAGATGTCCAAATCATTTAATTGATCTTTATTTAAATAGTAAACCTTTTTCTCCGTCATATCGTTGACTTCTAGTCCATTTTTTACTCTTTGTTCTAAATAAGTAATCTCTTGATGATTGAAGTAACGATCAATAATATCGGAAGTTAATACGACTAATTTTTCACAATATTCTTTTTCCGATAATTTTTTTAAACTTTGAAAATCCGACGTTAAAATATATTTAGAAGCAATATAATCAATGGCATCGTCGAATTTATTGAAAGAATGCTCTGTATTTGTATTTTTATTTAAGGTGGAAGTCAAATTTCCCATGATTTATTATATTATGGATAGATAATTATAATATACAAATAGAAGTTATATTCTTTTTTTTATATTTTGTATTTTGTATTTTGTATTTTGTATTTTGTATTTTGTATTTTGTATTTTGTATTTTATAAAATTGAAATCAAAATATTTTTTCTATTCTAATAACACATCTATCAATGTTATTAGAAAATGAGTATTCTATATCAAAACTTTGTGAAGAAACTCAAACACCTGAAGTTTATATTCACAAATTACCTCGGCATAAAGATAATTCCAATACAAAAACAAAAAAAATAAAAAACAATATCGATAAATCAAAATTATGGAGTATTTTTGACAATGAAATTTGTTTAAAAGAAGATGATCCGAATTCAAATACAGCAAAAATCGATCCTTTAGAATGTATTTATCGTTCTTGTGGAAATCGCGAAATGTGTGAAACATGTCAATCGAGCCTCGCCTTCTCCGATGAAGGGTTTCTTACTTGTACCAATCGTAAATGTGGAATTATTTATAAAGATTTAGTCGATCATTCCGCAGAATGGCGATTTTATGGTGCAGAAGATAATCAACATGGAGATCCAACACGTTGTGGAATTCCGATTAATCCTTTATTAGAAGAATCATCTTACGGTTGTAAAGTATTGTATACTGGCGGAATGTCGTATGAAATGAGAAAGATACGTCGTTATACGGAGTGGCAAACTATGCCTTATAAAGAAAAATCACAATATGATGATTTTCAAGTGATTACCAACATGGCACATAATGCAGGTATTCCTAAAATGATTATTGACGATGCTATTTATTATCATAAAAAAATATCTGAGTATGAAGTAAATTTTCGCGGGACAAATCGAGACGGTATTTTAGCCGCTTCTATTTATATTTCTTGTCGTATCAATAATTTTCCAAGAACTGCCAAAGAAATAGCAAGTATTTTTCATTTAGATATTACAAGTGCGACAAAAGGATGTAAAAATGCGTTAGCCATTATTAATAATTTGGAAAAAGATACCATTCATAAAGACAAAACTAGTTTCTGTAAAACAAGACCAGAAGATTTTATTGAACGTTTTTGTAGTAAATTGAATATTAATAATGAACTTACCAAACTATCTCAATTTATAGCAATCAAAATTGAAAAAGATAACATCATGCCAGAAAATACCCCTCATTCAATTGCTGCAGGTATTATCTATTTTATTTGTCAGGTATTTCATCTAAATGTATGTAAAAAAGATATTAAAAATGTGAGCGAAATAAGTGAAGTTACGATTAATAAATGTTTTAAAAAATTAGAAAAAAAAACGACAGAATTAATTCCTCTCGTTATTCTAAAAAAATATAATATTTGTTAAACCTCAGCTCCCTCGTCTTCGTCGTCTTCCTCTCTATATTATTTCATTTCATTTCATCTTGTATCCAAATAGTAAAAAATCCTTTTCATAATATTTATTTATTGCTTTGATCGAACTATTATTTAGATAATTATAATAATTTAGATTTAATGTATTTATATTGACCCTCGTTTTTTCTTTATAATGGTTATAATCAATATGCCCTAAATCATACATATCACTATTTAGTTGCTCCATTTTTAAAATCGTGATATTTTCAATGATTTCATCCTTTTCATTCGTTACAAATTTGTATTGTGGGGTTTTATGATTATCTAATAAAACAATATCTGTATTAAAATATTTTTGAATGATTTCAAATACCTCTTCTCTTGACGTATCTAAATTTATATATTTAAAATGAAATAAATCACTAATTATTCTCTCGTATGGATTACGAACAATCGAAATGATTTTTATATCTGAAGTAAAATGTACTTTAAAAAAATCTTTATGTTGATAAATCATCGAATATGGTTGATGTTGAAAACTTATATTATTTGGGGTAACTCCTCGTCTTAAAGTAGACCATAGAGATTCGCGATTTAAAGGTATATCATATTTTTTTTGAAAATAATGTTCTAGACTGGTACCTCCCGTTTTTGGTATATGAATAAGCAATAAATTCAAGTTTTTTTCTGGATTGTAAAAATATGGCATATATTATTTTTATGCGATATTTTTAGGTTGTTTAAATTTTAGAATATAATTTTTAGAATATATTTTTAGAATATATAAGTTATTAATTTAAAAATATTTTAGTAGATTTAATACAGAACGATACGTATCACAAATTATGTGCGAATTTGAAAATACACAAAGAAAAATACCCAAAAAAATATTTATTGTGCCATATCGCAATCGTATTCAACAGAAATTCTTTTTTTGTAAATACATGACCTTTTTATTGGAAAACCAAGTAAATGATTACGAAATCTATTTTTCTCATCAAACCGACGAGAGAAATTTTAATCGCGGAGCAACTCGAAATATCGGATTTTTAGCGATCAAGGATAAATATCCAAACGATTACAAAGAAATGAATTTTATTTTTAATGATGTAGATACCATTCCATTCAATAAAATATTTAACTATGAAACAACGAATGGTGTTGCAAAACATTATTATGGATATACTCATGCCCTCGGCGGAATAGTAGTAATGAAAGGTGGGGATTTCGAGAGAATTAATGGATATCCTTGTTTTTGGGGATGGGGAATGGAAGATAATTGTTTACAAAAAAGATGTATTGAAAATGGCATTGTCATTGATCGTTCGGATTTTCATCCAATCGGTAGTCCAGAAATACTTCAATTATTCGATGGGGTATCACGTATTATAAGTAAAAGAGATCCATTACGTATGAAAAATGATAATGGGGTCGATGGATTAAAAACAATACGACATTTGAAATATCAAATTGATCTTTTTTCGATGAATTCAAATGATAATATTTATTTAGTGGAAAATCCAAATATTTTTTATATTAATATTTTTGGATTTCAAACATTAAATACCTTTGAAAAAGAACAATATTATATTTATGATTTACGTGATCCGACAAAAAAAATAATTCATTTAGATGAAAGTCAACGGAATTATAAAGCCGTTTCTACTACGGATGAATGGAAAAATATTCCAAATTTGCCGCATCATATTAATCATAATCATCCTAATAATTATAATAAAAATCCATTTTCTAAACAGTATCAATCTCCAAACTATCCGCATCAACAACAACCTCAACAACCTCAACAAAAGCAAGTAAATCATTCTTCTCAATTAATTGTAAATCCTTTTTCTTCCCATTATATTCGTGCAAATAATATTCCACAGCGTGCAACAAAAAGTGCCAATATAAATCTCGGGGGAGTAAGAAAGTATTAGTCTTGATTTGTTTTTGAATAAATATAAATATACTCATTATAATTATTTTGTCGTTTACTTTTTTTCAAAGGAATAATCTCTTTGGCTTTACCAAAAATCGGAATACATACCGTTTCATAAATTTCTAGATTTATATTTAAAGCATATATTCCACCTGGTTGCAAAGAATGATATGTTTTTTGAAAAAGCGGTTTATAAAAGTTTTCATTCATTTGTTTTTTAAATGAAATCTTTCTCTCTCTTTTTCCTTTGTTTTCTTTTTCTTCTTTCTCTTTCTCTTTATTTTTATCCACATTTGTAATCATTGGCTGATTTGAATACATTTCTAAATCATAATAAGGTGGCGACGTAAATACCATATCGTAAATTAAGGAAGAATAATCGACCGTTAATGCATCCTCGAAAAAAAATTGTGTTTCTGTTTTTGATCCCTGTGTTTTTAAAAAATCCCGCATTTTTTCATACGGATCGATTAAATGAATATTCGAATCAATCCCAATATATTTTGGTACTCCAAGAACAGAAGCACCAATTAATCTCCCACCCCATCCACAAGTAAAATCCAATACGGTATTCGGTTTGTACTTGGTATATATTTCCATCGCCATTAATGGACGGAATATATTAATTGCACTTATACAAATATTATAAACTTCTTTATAAACTTTCTCTTCATTCTTCGTATTATTTTTATTTTTCACATCAATATAATATTTTAACATGGTTTGAATAAATTTCTTTTTTTTTAGCGGATTTTCTGAATTTTCCGGGTTTTCACTTTTCATATTCGCTAAAAAATCATAAAAACTTAATCCATATTTCCCTTTGGTATGAAGACGTTCTTGAAAAGTAAAAAAATCAACAATATTGTTTCCTATGCGAGATCTCGGAGATTGATCTTTCGCTTGATCACCGATTTTTTGTAATTCTTGATACTCTTCTTTTATATCTTGGAAAGTAATCGGTTTTATTTTTTCAGTAATTTCTCTCTTTTCAAATTCCGTATAATTCTCTTCAATCATTAGAATAATGTTTAAAGAGAGAAAAAAATCGTATTCTCTCTTTATTCTAATCATTGTCATTATTAGAATATTATTTTATTCGTTTATTCGTTTATTCGTTTATTCGTTTATTATTATCATATTATTTGTATTTTTATATAATAATTATGGATATTTCAATTGTAACTTATGGCTCTGGATATAATTATGATATCTATGAGAGATTTATAGGAAGTATTACAAATACAGGATTTAAAGGTGATATTTATATAATGATACAAGAGGGGGATACCGAGATTTTACTGAAAATAAAAGAAAAATATAAAAATGTAATTACATATTTAGATAATTTACAACAACATAGTCATATAAATTGTCATCGGTTTTTTGTTATACAAGAATTTCTAAATAAACATGATATAAAAAATAAATATATTTTTTTGTGTGATTTTAGAGATGTATTATTTCAAAAAAATATTGAATTATATGATTATAGTGATGATTATGATTTATATGTTTTTTTAGAAGGGATTACAATTCATTCTGAGAAAGATTATAACACACCATGGTTATTAGAATTAGAAAACATATTTAATGAAAAATTTTATGAAAAAATATGTGATAATAAAATTATATGTTGTGGAACTACTTTAGGAAAGGTAAATTCTATCAAAGAATACATTAATGAAATGTGTAGAATATTATTGACTTATCAAATTAAATACAATTTAGACCAAGGAATACACAACTATTTAATTTATGTAAATAAATTTTCATTCAAAATTAAATTATTAAGTAATACAGAAAATTTAGTAAATACCGTTGGTTGTGATGTTCATAAATTAAATGATGATAATTTTGTGGTAAATAAAGATAATCATGTGTCTTTTGTAGTTCATCAATATGACCGTTTTTGTTCTGAATATAGACAACGTTTAACTGATAAATTTGGATTTAATTTCAATATTTAGTCCGATGAACATTTATAACAAAGTGTATTGTAATTCTTCAAAACTATAATTATTAAATTATAAATATAAAAAAGATATAAAATTAAAATACTTATTCAAATTAAAATGGTAAAATCTATCAAAGATATTCAACATGTACTTTATATTAATTTAGATCATCGAAAAGATCGTAAAATACATGTCGAAGATCAACTTGGAAGAATCGGAGTTCCACTTGGATCCATCGAGAGATATCCAGCTATTCAATTGATCAAAGGAAGTGGGGCAATTGGATGTACAATGAGCCATCTACGTTGTCTTAAAAAAGCTAAAGACTCTGGATGGGATCATGTATGTATTGTTGAAGATGATATTGAATTTTTACAACCGAGTTTGTTTGTAAAACAAATGAACCATTTTTTAGAAAATCATCCAGTATGGGATGTCCTTTTATTAGGTGGGAATAATGTACCTCCTTATCAAAAAATAGATGATACATGTGTTCGAGTAGGGTCATGTCAAACAACCACAGGTTATTTAGTAAAAAATCATTATTTTGATAAATTGATTGAAAATATAAAGGAAGGACTAGAATTATTATTTCGAAATCCAGAAAACCATTTTTTATATGCGATTGATAAATATTGGTTTCATCTTCAAAAAGTGGATTTTTGGTACTTGATTATTCCTTTGACGGTTACGCAGCGAGCGGATTATAGTGATATTGAAAAAAGACCGACAAATTATCTTAGGGTGATGACGGATCTAGATAAACCGTATCTTACAGGGACACCAACTCCTAAAAAATAATGGGTCTAAATCTTTAAGGATACAAACTCTTAATTATTATATCATATATATATAATACAAAATGGAAACCGGATTAACTATGTTGTTACATTCACTATTATTAGGAATATTGATATACCTTTTTATGATTTATATCTTAGGACAAAAACAAGTCGTAGCCGAAAATAGAAGTATATTACTATCAGCCGTGATATTGATTTATATGATTTTATTCGGTCACGGAATGCCTACAAGTATAAATAAGAATTTATTTTAGATATTCAATGGTGTAAATGATATATTATATTCAATCAAGATTTAAAAGTAAATTTCATAATTTATATATTATGAAATTTATACAAAAGTTTATACAAAAGTTTATACCAAAAGAAATACCAAAACCAATGGGTAGATGGAAATTGGATTATTGTAATACAAAATTAAATAACAAGATCGATTTATCGAATGAAGACCATTGTGGTCCATGTGGTCAATATGCAATTACAAAAAATGAGTTAAAACATGTAAATATGAATACGGTTAGTGATATAAAAAATGACGTAACTCATAAAAAAACGTAATCTAGGTCTTCATACAAAAACGTTTATCAATGGATTTTGCTCAACTTTCATAAAGGGATTTTTGCTCTACATTTATCAAGGGATTTTTGCTCCACTTTTTTTAAAAAGTGGATATATCAACAAAATATTTGTCGGTGTTTAACATCATGATATTTGTCTTGAAATAATCATGTAAATGGTGTCCAATTGCATAATCCTCTAAATATTCTTTTTCGATTTTCTCTCGTTGTTTAATTAAATAAAAAACGGCTTCATAAGAGAGAAAATAAAAACGTCCACTACAATATTTTGTTACATATACTGGTAGATGAACAGGTAATTCAGGGTGAATTAAATGATATTTCGATAAATAAGGTTGTTGTACATCTACAATATGACCTCCATAATGACACTTTGAATTTTCAGAATTCTTTGAAAGTAATCCTATTATAATATCTAAAAATGCTGGTTTGATTAGCTCTTGATCATCATCTGTCTTAAAAATATAGTTAAAATCGAATGATTGATAAATTGCGTTATATGCGGCAATCACTTTTTTAGGAAGGGAATTATAATCGTCGTCGGTTTTTACAATTAGTTTTCTCTCTTCTTCAACAAATTGAAAGTCGGTAGATAGATTTGGATCGCCTAATACATGATAATAAGTGATTTGTGAAGTAAGTGAGGATAGCCAAGTTTTACGTTGATGATCTGATTTGTAAATATATTTATGACAATTCATGATAAGAAGAATTATTTTTTTTTCTTTCTTTAGAAATATTTCCATTCTTTATAATATAGATATATTTGTATCTATATTATTTGTAATTTGTAAATTCTATTTGTATAAAAATTATATAATATATAATATATAATATAATATATAATGTTTAATGTATTTGTATATTGTGGAGGAAAATGTGGAGGTTTAACTTTGTTTCATACTTTTTTAAAAAATGATTATCAAAGTATTCACACCCATAGTAATAATTATTATCAAGAAACTTCTCGTGATAAATATACTATTTTTGATAATATTAATTTATCTTCTAAAAATTATGAAAAAATTTATATAATTGATAGTTACCGAACCCCAATTGAAAGAAGTATATCTTCTTTTTTTCAAAATATAGAATTACATTTACCAAATTATAAAAATTTATCTATTCAAGAAATAGTTTCTTTTTTTAATAATCATAATTTATACAAGCTTGAAGATTATCATCCAATGAATGAAGTTTTAACACATTATAATATTCCATTATTCGATAATTTTAATTTTAAAAAAGGATATAATATGATTAAACAAGATAATAAAATATTTATTAAACTTTTATTTAAAGATATAAATAATTGGGATAAAATATTAAGTGAAATATTTGGAAAAAATATTATTATTCACAATGATAACTTAACAGAAAATAAAGAATATAACTATTTATATAAAAAATTTAAAGAAAATTATAAAATTCCAAAACATTATTTATTGAATGAATTAATCCATGATCGTGAATTTAAAATATACAATACGGAAACAGAACAAAGTAAATATATTGAAGAATGGTTGAAAAAATCATATTAACTTTGAAATATTATATTCTTTAAAATAAGTATTTAATCATTATTTCATTTATTATACAGAATGATTACTTGTCAAATTATGGGCGGATTAGGAAATCAACTTTTCCAGATTTTTACTACCATCGCTTACGCCTTGGAACAGAAGCAAACATTCGGGTTTGTTTATCATAAAACATCCTATGGGATTACGCCTCGATCTACCTACTGGGAGAATTTATTGGTATCTTTAAAAAAGAATACACATCCTTCTTTACCAAAAGAAGAAAAAATCATAAAAGAAAATGGATTTGAATACCATAAATTACCATCTATCATTCCTTCTCTCGTTCCTTCTTCTCTCATTTTATTATTCGGCTATTTTCAAAGTCATCTCTATTTTGAAAAGTATTGGGATCAAATTTATAAAATGGTCAATTTTGATTTGTTAAAAGAAAGAGTTCGAGAGAAAATTCGAAAGCTACCTTTACGCGTTGAAAAAACACAAAGTAACATATCCATTCCATCATCCAATCTTTTAACTAGAGAAATAAATGAGAAATGGTATAAAAATGCTATTAGTATCCATTTTCGTATTGGAGATTATAAAAATCTTCAGGACTATCATAACATTATATCTTATGAGTATTATCAAAAAAGTATTCATTTTATACTTGATGAAATTGAAAAAAGAGAGAAAAAAAAGACAATTCAACAACCCCAGCAACCCCAACAAACAAGTCAATCCATTCATATTTTATATTTCTGCGAAGAAAAGGATAAAGAGGAGGTAAATATCATTCTGAAAAAACTCAAAACCGTATTTCCAACCATTGAATTCATAAAAGCAACGGATGAATTGGAAGATTGGGAACAAATGCTATGGATGAGTTGTTGTAAATACAATATTATTGCGAATAGTACATTTAGTTGGTGGGGGGCTTATTTAAATACGGCTCCAGATCGAATTGTTTGTTATCCTTCCACTTGGTTTGGACCCAAAAAGAACCATTTAAACACGAGTAATTTATTTCCAACCTTTTGGAAAAAAATCGAATAATATAAGATAGATAAGATAAGATAAAATAAAAGATAAAATAAGATAATCCTTCACTAAAATACGATATTTTCTGTATATTTTTTATGTTTGACACTTTGAAGATGTTCCAACCGTCCACTGCATCTTATGGTAGATCCACAATCACAAAGATAAGTTTCTTTTTGATTGGCTAATATTTTTTCTTTGTTTTTTTGATACCAGTTATCTTTATAATTTTTGGCTTTTTCCTTGTTTTCCTGAGAATATGTTTTTGTTTGTTCCAATATTTTTTCCTTGTTTTTTACATAATATTCTTTACATTGTTTTTGAATTTTATCTTTATGGCTCTCGTTGTATTTTTTCTTCGTTTCTTTGATTTTATCGGTATTTTTCTTTATTCCATTCTCTACTTCTTTTTTTGTTTTTGTTTGGTTTGCTTCTATTTGTTCTGCTTGTTCTTCTTCTTTTGTTATGATTGAATTCTCTTCAACCATAACACAATCCTTTGTTTCATATAAAAGATGTTTTTGTGTATTCAAATGTCGAGCTTGATTTTTACAAGTATATTCACTTCCACATTCACATTTGATCACTTGACTGTTTTTTTCTTTCAATTCCATCGAATGTTTCTTTTTCCATTCTTTTTGCATATGAGAAATTTCTTCTTTATTTTCTTCGCGATAAACCTTTTGTTTCACCAATATTTGTTCCTTGTTTTTTTCATGATATTCCTTCAAATATTCTTTGATTTTCTCCTGGTGTTTCTCTGCGTATCCTTTCTGGTAATTCAGTTTTTCTTCTTTATGTTCTTCATAATTCAACTTGGCTTTTTCCAAGATTTTCTCTTTATTTTTCTCATACCATTCTTTTTTTTGGTCTTTGATTTTTTCAATATGTGAATGAATATATTTTTGTATTTTGTCGCAGTTAATCTTACGGTAAACCTTCGCATTTTCTGCAATTTTTTCTCGGTGAATAATTCGGTATATTTTTTTATATTCTTTTGTCGTTTTTCGATTAGGTATTTTTATGTTTAACGAAGAAGATAACAATTCAATCCAATAGGCTTCTCTTTCTCTCGCTTCATTCACATTATTACAAGGAAACTGTTCAATTCCTACCATTTCCCAATTGTCCCAACCACCATGTAAACGAATGTTTTGATATATTTTATAATGATACCCTTTTTGATTTGGATTGATACATGAATTTTTATGTAATCGGTAACGTTGTTTAAAACATGTGGTATGACCAATATATGTATCCGTAATTTTATCATCTTTACATTTTATTTCATATATGACGGTATTAAGGTAATCTGCTAAAGTATTTGCCGACATATTTTAATAAGTTAACATATTTTTAAATTATTTTCCAAACGAATATTAAAAGTCTTCCGAAAATTCGAATACGTCATTATTTTTCTCTTTATTGGCGAGACTATAAAGCGAATTCTGACGTTCGAAGAAATTCGTTTTTCCTTCCAAGCTAATCAGCTCCATAAAATCAAATGGATTGGTAGCGTGATAGATTTTATCATACCCTAATTGCAGACATAAACGATCCGCAATAAATTGAATGTATTGGGTCATTAATGTCGAATTCATACCAATCAAACGACAAGGAAGCGCATCGCAAATAAATTCGATTTCAATTTCAACGGCTTCTTTAATGATATCATGAATACGCGTTTTATTGATTTTTTTTTGTAGTTTGGAGTATAATAAAATAGCGAATTCAGTATGAAGGGCTTCATCTCTAGAAATGAGTTCATTTGAAAAAGTAAGCCCAGGCATTAATCCGCGTTTTTTCATCCAGAAAATACTGCAAAATGCTCCGGAGAAAAAAATTCCTTCGATACAAGCAAAAGCGACTAAACGCGTAGCAAAACTACTTCGATTATCATTAATCCATTTTTGCGCCCAATCCGATTTCTTTTTAATGCAAGGATAATTATCAATGGCACTAAAAAAACGTTGCTTCTCTTCTTGGTTTTTAATATATGTTTCAATCAATAAACTATAGGTGTGAGAATGTATATTTTCCATCGCAATTTGAAACCCGTAAAATGCTCTTGCTTCTGAAATTTGAACATCTGACATAAAACGAACCGCTAAATTCTCTAGAACAATTCCATCACTCGCAGCAAAAAATGCTAAAATCATCGAAATGAAGTATCTTTCCTGATCATTTAACATCTCCCAATCATTTATATCTTTGGTTAAGTCGATTTCTTCGGCGCGCCAGAAACAATCGACTTGTTTTTTATACATTTGCCATATGTCTTCGTGTTGAATTGGAAACATTACAAATCTGTTATGGTCTGGTGTTAATATTGGTTCAGAATTATGTTTGGACATCCTAAATAATATATAACAAAGATTTTATATTTGTTTAATAAATGAATTATTTTAGGGATATGGGAAATTGGTTGAATTTGAACGAATGGGTGTTTGTTTGAGTAAATATAATCATTTCTTATTATAATATAAACCTAATCCTTATTCAAAATATGAAAATAGAAATGGAAATGATACGAAAAAAAACATATTCAAAAAATCGTCCATCCTTGGAACCAAACAATATTATTCGCAGCAGCATCAATACCAATAACAATACCAATAATAATAATGCGATGATTGTTCCTTATGAAACCAATCAATTAGAAAATCCTTCCTTATCTGAACGCGATCAATGTCTAATGAAAATAGAAAATGAAATTAAGTATAAGAGAGAACTTTTATTGAATAAACGCAAACATTTGAAGAAAATAATGAACCAAAATGAGTTTTTGAAGGAAGTCATGACGGATTATACCAAATATTATGATTATATCATCGAACAAAAAAAAGAACAACTCACTGCGTTAGACATGTTGAATAAATATATCGAAAGTCTCATCCAAACGGAGAAATTGACTTCTGAAAATATAGAAGATGCCAAGAAAGAACAGCAAAAAATAGCACATGAAGTGAAAAAAATAAAAAAAAATCTAGATTCGTTGTTAGTATGAAAAATAGAAGATAATTATTATTTTATTATTATTTTATTATTATTTTATTTTTATAATATAAAGAGAAAATGGTTCAAGCAAGAATAAATGATCATTCAAATGGTAATTTTTTAGATAATTTTAATAACAGTTTATTGAATTTACAAAGTATTGTGAACACGAATGAAGAAAAAAGCAAGGCTTTTAATATTAATCAAATTAATTTATTACAAACTTTAGGAGCGATTAGTCTTAAGTTAAAAGAATTAAGTGATAAATTCCCGGAATTCAAAAGAACAATTGAGCAACAAAAGAAAACGATCGAAGAGATGAAAATGGAAATTCAAAATAAAGATCAGGAATTCGCAAAATCAAACCAGGAAATCCAGGAGTTACGTGGAGAAAAACAAGGGTTAGAAAGCGAAATCAAGAATGTTCAAGAAAAAATGAATGAACTTTTACAAAACAACCAACAAGAAATACAAAAAGTGCAAGGAGAAATTAATTCCATGGAACAAAAATATTCCGAGCTTGAAAAAAGTGGTAATGAGAGAGATCAGCAAAATAAAATGAAATTAGAACGTGCCATGATTGAAAAAGAAGCAGAATTGGAAAAATTAAAAGGAGAACATAATGATATTTTACAAACTCAACAAGGTAGTTTGGAAAAACTGCAAGAAGAACATTCCAATGTTTCCACGGATTTACAAAAATTAATGCAGGAAAATACCGAATTGAGAAAAGAAAATGAACAATTTATTGAAAATATCAAACGTGCTACCAATGTGATTTATGAGGTCGTTGAAAAAATGCAAAGAATTCATGATGATCGAGATATGTCTTCGAAATTTAAAAATTATTATGACGAAATTAATGGATATATACAATCCATTAGTAGTGCATTACAAGGAAATGAACCACAAACTGCAGGTAAAAAGGGGAGAAAATCCATGAAAAATAAGAGAAAAACAAAGAAAATGAAGCGAAAAAGTGTGAAAAAATATTTTGGTGGGCTTGCCCACAGAGGTGGATTTATCCATAAAGGTGGATATGTCTATAAAAATAAAAGAAGTACCAAACGCTTTTCAAGTAGATTTACCAAACGTAGAAGTTCTAGGTAATTGATTTATTGCATCTTTTTATTGCATGTATTTATTGCATGTATTTATTGCATGTATTTATTATATACCTTTGTAAGTAATCAAAACGATTACTCACAAAGCAAAGAGTTTCTATAGGAAATTTATGAAAAATAATAAAATCAAAAACGTTTATTATTTTTGTTAGACCTTTGCACCTTTCAAACGCCGATTTTATATATCATCATTCGGCTTTACAGAATGATTGAATATAACAAAGGCGATTTATCGGTTGCAAAGTAACATTTATCTAATAACATTCAAAGATGCCGACCCTTGAGGTCGGCATTTGAAATGTTAAAAGGTGTAAAAGAGATTTATCAAAGAAGAAAAACTGAAAAATAGTTTGATGTGTTATTCGTTTTATTTTATACTGGTCAAAAATTAGTAAATGGATCTTGGTATATTTCTTATATAAATTAATTTACTTTTTTTGCACCTTTGCATATTTTGAATGCACAAAGTAACAGTTGCTTTTCACTCATTTATGTCTCTTTTAGGGGCGTTTTCATAACTTGTGAAATGAGAAAAGGTGTAAAATGTAATGGTTTTTTATTTTTAAGCAGTTCTTCTCCACATTGCTACTGTTATATATGGAGGGTAGTTACCATTAGTAGTGGTAGAGGATATTGTTTTGCTAGTAAAAAGATTGTTAGTATCATCAGACTGATATATTTTTTGAGCATTTCCAGTGCTACTATATGATGTTTGATGTGAGTCAGAACTTGCATCCTCAGTTTGGAATCTTTTATAATAACTGTCGCTGCCATTATGTACATACCATTGATGATTATGTGGTTGAACCGTTGAATATCCACCACTAGTACCCAGACTAGAAAAACCAGTCACACCACTACCATACGCTGCTAATACTTTAGAAGAAGATATCGCAACCCAAGTACTTGTATATCCTGATTCAGTAGGCCAATCTAATAAATCGTTTGGACTACTCGTACTAGCATAATTCATATATATCGATCCGACCGGATAAATCATATTTAATATGGTGTATTTTAAATTTGAACCAAGAGAACCTGAAACACTAAGAGTATCACTACTCGTTCCTAATACAATTTGATTACTGGCTGTAATTTTGGCATTTGCTCCAATCGCGGTTGAGTCATGGTAAGCTGTACCATTTGAACCATTATTTGTAACATCGGCATTTATTCCTATCGCTGTATTATTGTAACCAGAATAGTTATAATATAATGCACCATATCCTACCGCTGTGTTATTATAACCTGTCGTACCATTGTATGATGCATTATATCCGAGTGCTGTATTTTGAGAACCTGTCGTATTTTTATTTAATGCATTTCTACCCACTGATGTATTTTGAGAACCTGTCGTATTTTGAATTGATGATTCAGTTCCGACTGCTGTATTGTCATAACCTGTCGAATTGTTATATAATGATTGATATCCGAGTGCTGTATTATTATTACCTGTCGTACCATTATATAATGTTCGATGTCCGACTGCGGTATTTCGACTACCTGTATCATTATTATATAATGATTGAACTCCGAATGCTATATTGTTAGTACCTGTCGTATTAGTATATAATGATTGATATCCGAATGCGTTATTGTTATTAGCTGTCTTATTAAAATATAATGATTGATATCCGATTGATGTATTGTTACTACCTGTCGTACCACTGTATAATGATTGAAATCCGACTGCGGTATTGTCATCACCTGTACTATTAGAAAATAATGATTGATATCCGAATGCGGTATTGTTATCAGCTGTACTATTAGAAAATAATGATTGATATCCAACTGCGGCATTGTAAGAACCTGTACTATTAGAAAATAATGATTTATATCCAACTGCGGTATTTTTAACACCTGTTGTATTAGAATATAATGATTGAAGTCCCATTGATGTATGGCTATCACCTGTCGTATTATTAATTAATGCATCTTTACCGACTGATGTATTGAGAGAACCCGTCGTATTAAATTGTAATGATTGAACTCCGACTGCTGTATTACTAGAACCTGTCGTATTATATTGTAATGATTGATTTCCGACTGATATGTTGTAAGAACCTGTCGTATTAGATAGTAATGAATAATATCCGACTGCGATATTGTCAGAACCAGTCGTATTAGAATATAATGATTGATATCCGACTGCGTTATTGTAAGAACCCGTCGTATTATTAATTAACGCATCTTTACCGACTGCGGCATTATTATTACCTGTCGTATTAGATTGTAATGATTGAACTCCGACTGCTGTATTGTAATAACCCGTCGTATTAGATTGTAATGATTGATTTCCGACTGCGGTATTTTCAGTACCTGTCGTATTAGAATATAATGATTCAACTCCGACTGCTGTATTGTAATAACCCGTCGTATTAGATTGTAATGATTGATTTCCGACTGCGGTATTTTTAAAACCCGTCGTATTAAATTGTAATGATTGAACTCCGACTGCTGTATTGTAATAACCCGTCGTACCACTGTATAATGCATTATATCCGACTGCTGTATTTTCATAACCTGTCGTATTAAATTCTAATGATCTATATCCGACTGCTGTATTGTAATAACCCGTCGTATTAGATTCTAATGATTGAGATCCGATTGATGTATTGAAAGAACCTGTCGTATTAGTAATTAACGCATATTTACCGACTGCGGTATTTTCAGTACCTGTCGTATTATTTTGTAATGATTGAGATCCGACTGCGGAATTGTAAGAACCTGTCGTATTAGATCGTAATGATTGACTTCCGACTGCTGTATTATAATTACTATTACCTGTACTACCATTTTTTAACGCTTGATATCCTATTGCAGTATTATAAATTCCACTACTACCTAAATAATTTATTAGTGCTTCACTACCAAAAACGGTGTTTGAAGAACCAGTGATACCATTTGAAATATCTTGATAATTACCTAAATTACTATAACTCGTGCTTTGGTTCCATTCATAAACATAATTACTTGCGTTATTCGATAAAGTAGTAGCATCATTTAATCCAAATATAACTGCAATATTTTGTCCAAATTGTGAAATATTTATCCCGTAAGTAAATGTTGTACTAGTATCGTTAATTGGTGCTTGTAAATTATTCATAGTAAACGAATTTCCATAATTGGAAGAAAGGTATAGGTTATAATAAGATGTATTTTTTCGAATAATTCCAACATATTGACCTGTTGCAGATAATGAAACAGAAACTATGTTTCCAGAAACAATACTACTAAAGGAAGATCCGTAATTGGTAGATAAATAGAGATTACTACTCGTTGATATTAACTGATATTGTCCAGAAGCAGAGATACTACTAGAAAGAATTGAAGTATATGATGTATTTTTACTCCAAGTAGCACCATAATCTTTAGATAAATATGTAGCAACTGAACTACCACCAATTAGTTGATATTGTCCAGAAGCTGATATTGAACAAGTAGTATAACTAGTACTAACAGGTATAGAACTACTACTAATAATTGTCCAGTTTGAACCAAAATCACTTGATAAATAAGCACCAGCACTAGTACTACTACTATTGGCTGTGATCAATTGATATTGACCAGAGGAAGATATCGCGCAATAAGAAAAATATTCAATTGAACTAAAATAACTAACAGCAGAAAAAGTAGAACCGAAATCAGAAGATAAAAATACACCACCATTATTCTTTCCATCAGCAACGACTAATTGATATTTTCCTGAAGCTGAAATGGAAGAAGAATTAAATATACAAGAAGCATATTCATCAGTATTTAATAAACCATATTTTGTCCAAGATAATCCATAATTATTAGATGTCAAAATAGCATTATTTACATTTTGTCCGTTAGTATTACCTAATGTTATAACCTGATATTTTCCAGAGGATGAACTTGAAACAGATTTAAAATATGGGTAATTAGTAGAATAATAATTGGTAATATTGGAAGTATTGGAAAAATTACTATAATTATAATTCACAATATCTTGTCCAAAATCGGCAAATATATCTGTATATCCAGTTGATCCTCCTCCTCCTCCTGAAGAATTGGAGGTAATGGTTGCGGTTGTAGTAGAACCCGTAGTACCTATACTTAACGATAGCCCAGTACTAATATTCAAAATAGATACATTATTATTACTAGCATCTGATCCATTTGTTACGGTAATATATGCTTTTCCAGTTGATCCTGTTGCTCCAGTTGCTCCAGTTGGTCCTGTTGGTCCAGTTGCTCCAGTTTCTCCAGTTACTCCAGTAGAATCACCTTTTTCTCCTTTAGGTCCTGTTGCTCCAGTTACTCCAGTTGCTCCTGTTTGTCCAGTTGCTCCTGTTGCTCCAGTTGCTCCAGTTGCTCCAGTTGCTCCAGTTTTTCCTGTTTGTCCAGTTGCTCCTGTTGCTCCAGTTGGTCCGGTTGCACCGGTTGGTCCAGTTGCTCCTGTTACTCCTGTTGCTCCAGTTTTTCCAGTTGCTCCTGTTGGTCCAGTTGCTCCTGTTGGTCCAGTTGGTCCTGTTGCTCCTGTTACTCCAGTTGCTCCTGTTACTCCAGTTGCTCCAGTTGCTCCTTTTTGAGTTAAAGTCGATTGGGTATAACTATATCCTCCATCACCGTCTAAATATTCATATTGAACTGTAACATTTGTAGTAGATGTATTCGTACTTTTATTTATTGCATATAGCTTTAAAACGATACTATCTTTTGTTGAATCTACTTTTGTACTTTTACCTACAGTTGAAAGTACATAAGAAGTGTTTGTAGATGTACTAGTAATTTGTTTCTCAGTACTTGTAGCAAACGGATCATTTGTAGTTGTACCATCTGAAATCGATAAAGTATAGTATAAATATACATTATTAATATTACTTGTTCCACAATAAACATACAAATTATAAGTTCCATCTGGGATTTCTTCAAATGAATCAAGTATTGTAGTACTAAAACTAGAAATTAAAATATCTGTATTACTAGAAGTAAGGTAAGTTTTTATTGATGTCCCACTAGTACCAGAGGTGTTTTCACTTAAAAGACTTGTATCACTAATTGGTCCTGTTTCACTGTAATTTAAAAATAAAACCAATCCACCAGCATTACCATTACTTCCTTTTGCTCCGGTTACTCCAGTTGCTCCAGTTACTCCAGTTGCTCCAGTTGCTCCAGTTG